GGATGTAATCTTTTCTCAAAGTTATAGAATGCTCTGACAAGATAAACAGAGAGTTCTTTCTTAGGTGCTTCTCTTTCCCAATCAAGGGTATTACAAAGAGTTTGAACAATCGATCTTAATTCATGTAATGCATCATCATTTACTGCATACTGAATTAGTTTACCAAACTGAGAAACTTTTGTGCAAGAGAATTGTGCATCCTTTACATAAGGAAAAGGAAAGTCAATTGGTTGCCAAGTTAATCCGGGAATCGAATAATAGAAATCTCTTATCTGTGTAGCACTTTCAAGACCTACCTGACATTGATGAAGGAGTTTCTCCCACTCTTTAGTATCGTTGATACCTTGTACTTCATCATAAAATCTCTTAGATCTTAATACATCTCTGTCTATAGACGATACAGATGATTTGAATGCAGTTACTCTCATGGGAAGTAAAGTATCTTCACCTTTAACATGTGAGATTGCAGCGACTTGTGCGGTAAGATGTTGTTTTTTGATTATGTCAAAAAATCCAACATTTTCATCATAAAATGAAACAGGAAATTCCGATTGACAAAAATCAACTACATGGTTAAACAAGTTATAGTTTTGAACACAAAACTCTGGACGAACCAAACGAATTTGTCCTTGCCTGTAATTGATTAAAGAAATAGGAACATTTACTATGTAAGTTTCGTAATCTTTTAGTTGTGATGAATAGAGTGCTTTAAATTCATCTATAGATAAAAAAGATTGACTTTTTGCTACCGGCAGAAGTATCCCTGCTCGGTCAATATTATCTTTTACTACTCTGAGTAAATTCTTAAATCTGTTCTCTTTAACTAGATCAACAGCGAGTACTGATTTTAAAGCATCAGCAGACTTTTGGCCTACACCAAGTGCGGGCTTTTTAGACTTTAACATAAAATTCAAAAATAAAAAAACAAACCAACTCTTTTGGAGTGGTATAAGGGGTGTGAAATAACTAAGTTATTTCATCTGAAATCAGTTTATCACCCAGAACTCTAATTGTCAAGGCCAATGAACTTTGATGTGGTCGTTGCTTCCAACCATACCATTTTGATTTCTTACCTTCATTATATGGTGGTACTTTCTGTTTGTCAAGGTATTGATTTGCAGTAGCATCATATATCTTATCTTCATCTTGCAACCACCAGTGAGCCTCACCTCTATAATCTTTGCCACTCATAGGAATTAATCTATCAGTGTCCATCAAATAAAATAATGCTTGTGTCGAATGATAGCAATGTCCATAATACTTATTTCTTAATAAATCACTAGGATACATCAAAGATTTTCTTTTCTTGATTAAATCTGGAGATAGATTATCTTTAATTTTTTCAATTACTAATTCTATTTGATTATAAGGATATGGTTCAAATGTAAGGGTTCTTGTTTGTATTACATCATTACCTTCATACTTGTTTCTAACAACAATTTTCATTGTATAACTGGCATTTTTCTCATGGAATCTTTCAGTAATTCCATTTCGATTTTAATCTCAATCATTTCGGTAAGATCTTTTACAGATTCTGACATAGAACGATATCCTGCACCAACATAAATTTGACCTGCCATGACTGCAATAGTTGCAGCACCCCAGAAGATGTAATACATATTTGATTTAATCTGATGTTTAATTTTTTGAATTGGTTTCTTGCTCGTTTTCATAGTTTTTACTAGGATAATAAACCTCAACATATGAATGACATCGAGGACATGATAAGTTTGTTACCATACTATACTCTGCTTCATCAAAATCGTCAAGATCATGATCACCACCCCAGATTAATTCTGTGTTACAGTGCCAACAGTTCATAATATTAGTTTCTTAGTTGGTTTTGATATTTTGCCGAACATTGAATTATATTGTTCAATAATATCTGGTTGTGGATCAGTGGTATAAACAATATACTTTGAGGTGATTTCTAATTCACCTTTTTGAGATAAAGGAGACCAAGGGGCAAATGCAATTTGTCCCTGTTGTTGTGATGGTACAGCCACAATTGGATCAGTGATTGTTATTGAATCAGTGTCCTCTTTAGTAACGTCAGCGATTACATCTTCGCCAGACCACATACGAATTAATTTTACAGTCATAATAATTTTTTACTTGAATTCACACTCAACCATAATTTCGGTTAAGCAAGCTAGAAGGTTAATCTCTTGATCTGCTACGAAGGCAATTTGATAAGAATAACGAGCAATAATAAGCACAGCAGCAGGAATGCTAGTGTTTTTAAGGGTGCTATAAAGAGCATCGTAAACATGACGCATAAGTACAGTAGGATCATTGTCCAAGTTATCGACAACCCATTTGCGTACTGACGGAAAGTTCTTTTCTTTGAGGTTCTTTGTAAGTTCATCTACTTTTACATCTGTGAATGCTGCTAAAATACCACTATCTATTTTTCCACTAACTGAGTATCTTTGACACTCATTTAACACTCTTCTCCAATCAGGGAAATATTTGTTAATAAGTTCAGCAACTACTTTCTTATCACTTTCAATATTTTCCTTATCAAGAATCTGATTAATTCTTGCAAAGAACTGTGCTGCTATTGACGGTTTGTCTTTTTTATTAACAACGAAGTCAATAGTAGTAAACCTGCTATGGAGAGGAGCGATGATTTTATTTTTATAGTTGCAGGTGAAAATAAATCTGCAGTTTCTAGAGAACTCCTCAATACTCGCTCTGAGAAGGAGTTGTACATCGGTAGTGGTATTGTCTGCTTCATCGATGATGATGACTTTATGTTTCGACTCACCTGTAAGAGAGACTGTAGATGCGAAGTTCTTCGCGTTGTTCCGAACAGTGCCGAGAAAACGTCCTTCATCCGATCCATTAATAACATAGTAATCTACTCCAAGTTGATTGCATAATGCTTTTGCCACAGTAGTTTTACCAATTCCCGGAGGGCCTGATAACAACATATGTGGTATTTCTCCTGCGATTAAAAAATCTTGAAATGTTTTTTTAATACTGTCAGGAAGAATACATTCATCAATTGTTTTGGGTCGATACTTTTCTACCCATACAAAATCACTCATAACCAATTAGGTTTACGATCTGGTTTCCTAAGATAATTATCGCACACCCAAGGTTTAGATGCAATATACCTTTTATACTTAGTTAGAATATCAATACTTGAATCATGCTTAAACTCATCAGGGCCAGCAAAAGCAAACGGTGTTGCCTCTTTGTGACAATCTAATGTTTTACCTGTATGTTTTTCAAATACTTCTTCTGCTGCATTCATTGCAGTTTGACAAGAATGAACTTTACCATATCTAGTTTCATACTCATTAAGTAAAGCAAATCCATGTTGAATCAACCATGCAGTATTGGCGAAACTTTCTGCTGCCCATATTGTGCAAGGATGTCCACGGAAAGCACCCTTCTCTGTATTGTAAGGAGTTCCATCTTTCTTAGGTAATAAATCATTACCCCAGTTATAGTACCATTTAGAGAATACCACTGCCAACATTTGACAAGTCTCTAATGGCATCTTAACCACATGTTTGTCAGGCAACACTTGTGCTGAAACATTTGGGTCGGGATCGGTCACAAAAATGTTCATAATAAAAATATCATATTTCTATTATAACATAATTTTATTTTTTAGCAATATCTTTTTTTAATTCTTTTTGATATTCTTCTCTACCATCTTTTGTAAATACTTTCTTCTCATAATCAAAGTGAGGGTGTGGCTGAGCATTTTCAAAAGGATTCTTTGATTTGTTTTTGATAACAATAAATTTATCCTTTGCAAAAGTTCCTGCGATTTGAACTTCAATATCATCACCATCTTTCCAGTTTATTTCACCCTTCAGATTAGTATGAAGCATGGCCTCTTGTATCTTGTCAATAATTTCTTGTGTAATTTTCATTCTACTATGTCAAAGTGCCATTTAATATGCTTTATATAATCAAATGTACATCCAATATCTTCATCACATTGGATGTCATATTTTCTATCACAAAGAAAATTTCTTAACTCTTGTATGGATTGAAAAGATCCTTGTTGTTCAAAATTTTCGTTGTAAAGAATGTATTTCATTTTTTAAATACACCTAATTTAGCAAGTAAATAAAGTGATAGTGCTGTCCAAAATACAACTTCTAGTCCAATGTTATTCATTGTAATTACTCGAAAGTAGAGTCTGGTTCTAATGCTATGTAGTAAGTTAGATTTAATTTACTATTCGTAAACTTAGATAGTAACTTAGAAGATACTACAACATCATATGAACCGGGGATAATTCTAATATTTTCCACCTTAAAATTAAAGGTAAAGTTTCTATCAGTTTCTCCTACAGTAACTGCATATTCATTTGATGTATCATTCTTCTTATCACGAACAATTAACTTAACAACACCTTCACCACCAACAACTGCAAGATCAGGTAATTGATATACTGCAGCAGCCTTAAGTAATTTTTCTAATGAATTACTATCAAGTTGGAAACATGCATCTTGTGATGGAAGAGATATCTCTTTCTCAGGTGGTGCAATAATAACCTGTGGATCTGCAAAGAAATATTTTACTTTTCTTCTACCTTCACGAATCGTAAGATATGTTTCCTCAGAAAAATCTAAGTCTGGATCTTGATGTAAACTTAATCCATTTAGAAACTGATTTAGATCATAGATCGCAACATCTCTTGGAAAATCTTCTGGTATCTCTGCTTCAGCAAGAATATTCTTTGCAACAGATATCGTGCGAAGTTGATTACCTTTCTTCACAAGGATTGAATTATTAATTCCTGCAAAATTCTTAAGGATACCTAAAGTGTTGTCACTCAAATTCATTGTCATAATTGTTAAGGCATTTGTTCAAAATTTCCTGATGGCATTGATGGTTCGCCATAGTGGTTATCGAAGTGTAATAATAGCATAGCATAATGTATCACTTTCATCAAGTCCTTCTTATTCTTTCCGTCTTTGTTTCCATATCTACTTCCATACTTTAGTATGTTAGCCTGACAAAAACCTGATGCAAGTTCTTTTGATGCCATGAGATCTATTGTCTGAACATTACGAAACTCATGAGACTTTCCTGTATAATGTCCTTGATATGTGCCTGATACATATTCTCTTATATCATTTAAAATTTCTTCTTCATGATATTTAAAATAGTGTGCCATTGGTTCTTTTAATTTTTCTAATTGTTCTCTATGATATTCTTGTGTCCACCCATCATTATATGATGAATATGCATTCGATAGATGATGAGAATACATATCATCTATATCTGCCATATAATCAGCAGAGTCATTGTAGTAATCTTC